GAGAACCGGCAGGCACCCGACGAGGACAGCGTGAAAAGCGAATACCTGACGGAGGCGACGCTGCTCGTCGGCAACGAGAAGAACCACGCCATCCTGAAGGCCGTGACGGCGTATAGCTGATCGGCTCCATGAAGCCACCCCCAGTCACGGCTGGGGGTGGCTTCGCCAACCCATCAAAGGCCAGAATCCTCATGCGAATCGTCAGCAAATCAGCCCGCTACAACCACCTGGTACGGAACGAGGTGGCGCAGATCGGCCAGGACGAGAACGGCGTGCTGCGCCGCCAGGTTGTGAAGCCGCAGATCTGGCTCGAGTTTCGCCAGTCGGGCCTCGTCGGGTACGACATCGAGTTCGCGATGCAGTTCTGGGCGAAGCGGGATCTCCGCGACCCGCTCGACCCGTTCAGTGCCAGTGCGTGGGGCGCGCATCCAGACACGCGGGATGGCGCGATGGCGGGCCAGATCTACACCGCTTGGCGACCCACCTTCTCGGTGTACGACACCGACTGGGCCGACGCGGGCGACGTCAGGGACACGATCATCAAGCACTTCACCGAGCATCCCGAAGGCCAGGATTACGTGGTTGTGCAGCCGATGGCGTTGAAGCCGCCGTGGCCGTCGTACGATTCGATGCATGCGTCGAAGATCGCGCCGTTCGCTGCGGATGCCGGTGTGCTCGTCGAAGCGTTGAAGTACGAGCTGGCGATGCAGAACCGGGAGTCGGTGGTTGCTGCGTTGCAGAAGAAGGCCGAGGAAGCTGCGCAGGTTGCTGCGGATGATGCGGCGTTGACGGTGCGGGTCCCGTGAGGATCCTCGTTACCGGAGGCGCCGGCAGTCTCGGACCGAGCCTGATGCGCGAGCTCGAAGCGCGCGGTCACGGTGTTGAATGCTTTGACCTTGGAGTGAATCCGCTCGCGGACGTCAGGTACCCGATCGACATCGGGTACGTGCCTGGTGTCGTGTACCACCTGGCGGCCGATAAGCACGCGCCGAGCGGCGAGGATCATCCGTTCGCCACGCAGCACGTCAACATCGAAGGGACCCGCAACGCCTTGGCGCTCGGGTGTCGCGTGATCCTCGCATCGACGTGCAAGGCGGCGGTGCCGGAGACGGTGTACGGCGCGTCGAAGCTGATTGCGGAGCGGATGGTTTTGAACGCGCACGGCGTTGTCGGACGCCTGTATAACGTGCGCGAATCGAACCGCAACGTATTCCAGGCGTGGGACAAGCAGTTCGAAGAGACGAGCCGGATCGATGTCGCTCCGTGTACCCGGTACTTCATCACGCTCGCCGACGCGGTCACGTTCCTCGCTGACCTGCTCTCGATTCAGAGTGGCCGGTACGCGCCGAATCCGGGTGCGCCGCATCACATGGTGAACGTCGCGCGCAAGTGGTGCCGTGATCGCGACGTCGACCCGGACGACACCATTCGCATGGTGGAGCGGCGTCGTGGTGATCGGGTGGTGGAGCCGTTGCATGCGCCGCACGAGACGATCCGGAGCGTTCCTGGTCGCTCGTTCAATCAGATCACGTCGCCGCATGACGTGCACGCCGAGGTGCTCGTCGCGTGACTGGTCCGATCACCACGATCCTGATCCCGTGGGACGGCCGCAACGAAGCGTGGCTCACCGAATGCCTGAACAGCTTCCCGAACGGCACGCCGTTCATCATCGCCAAGAACAACGGGAAACGCGAGATGCACGCCGCACTCAACGCCGCGCTGGACGAGATCACGACGCCGTACACATTCGTGTGCGGCGCGGACGACCTCGCCGGCCCCGGGATGCTGGAGATGCTCGAGGATGCGATCGGTGACGCGGACGGCGTCTACCCGAGGATGGAGCTCTTCGGTGATCGCGAGCAGACGTTCGAGCCGCCGCATTACGGGCGGCACATCATCCAGTGGCGGAACACGTGCGGCGTCTTCCTCGTGAAGACCGGCGTGCTTCGCGCCGTTGGCGGTTGGCGTCTCGCGGTCGTCGAGGACTGGGACTTGATGAACCGGATCGCGAAAGCCGGATACCGGTTCGAACGAATCCTCCCCGCCGAGTATCGATACCGGCAGCACCGGCAGAGCCTGACGCAACGAATCGAGCACGCCGCGCGCGACGAATCGTTCTCGCAAGAGGACCAGCTGAAGGAGATCCTCGGAGACCGTTTGGAACGCTATCCGGTGGAGGCCGTGTTCATGCCGAGCGCGAGCCCTGGTGTCGCGTATGTGCGCGGCAGCGTGCCGGCGGAGCCGCTTCCGGGGATCGTGGCGGGGAACATCCCGCACGGCTACTTCGGATGCGACGCGATCATCGCGATGCACCCAGCATCCGAAGCGCTCGACGTGCTGAACCGGTTCGGCGATGAAGTGCTCGTGATCGGCGACGTCGACGACGCGTACGTATCCGAACAACTGGTGCCGGATCTGTACATCTCGAACCTCCGCGCGGTCGGGAACCAGTGGTTTGACCAGCAGCCGGATCACGTCGAATTCGTGCAGCGGTGTCCCGCCGTGTTCTGCGCGACGCCGCACCTGGCCGAGCTGTACGCCGACTACAACCCGCACGTGTATCTGCTCCGCAATAGCATCCTGGAGGCGGATTGGCGCAGGGTGCGTGAGCCGATGGGTGATGGGAAGCTGCGGATCGGGTGGGCGGCCTCGCGGCAGCATGAGCGGGATGCGCCACTCGTCGCGGAAGCACTCAGGCGTGTGAAGAAGCGGCACCCCGACGTTGAGGTGATGCTGGTGACGAACTTCCCAGCGCCGGCGTCGTGGGACTTCGAGTACGTGCAGCAGCCGCAGACGATCAGCCTCGCCGCGTACCGCGCACTGCTGGCGTCGTTTGATATCTCGATCGCGCCGATCCGTAATCACGAGATGGGGCGCGGCAAATCGGACTTGAAGTGGCTCGAGTCGAGCATGGCCGGCGCGGCATTCATCGGGTCCGACGCGAAGCCGTACGCGACCGTGAAGCATGGCCGCACCGGCCTGCTCGCGGACACGCCAGACGAGTGGGAGGAAGCGATCGAGACGCTCATAGTCGACGACACGCTCCGCCTGAAGCTCGCGCAGGCTGCGCGGAGGCATGTCGTCACGAACCGGACTGCGCAGAAGACGGCGTACCTGTACCGGAAGGCGCTGCGCGAGATCCGCACACGAGCAGGGATGAGGGTCGCAGCATGAGGATCCGGATTCGGGAACGGGAAGCGTGGCGGGAGCCGATCCTGGCCGCCGTTGAGGAGTGTTACGACGAGACGGTGGAGCGGACCGGCCGGCGTGGCGTCAGGTGGATCCTGCATGACCGGAAGCAATTCGAGACGCTGAAGCGGCTCGCGGACGGCACGGCATGCGCGGAATGCATGGAGGTCTTCCCTGAACGACCGGGCTCGTCGAGTGTGAAGCGGTTTGCTGAGGTGTACGACAAGCCGGGTCAGGTGCTGCCGTGGCGGCAACGCGTGATGCAGGGCTGTTGTCCGGTGTGCGGCGCTGAGGTGTCGACCGAGTACTTCCAGGCGTTGCATCAGGGGTTGCTGCCGAAGATTCCCCCGATCGAGGAGCGCTAGGTGGCGACCGCTGCGTCTCACTTTCGCGAGCCTGACGGGACACTGGTCTACACCGTTCGAACGAAGGACGGCGACCTCATGAACAACATCGAGAAGGCTGCGCGGAACGTGATCCGATCAACGAACACCGCGGATCATCGGTTCGGGCGTGCTAAGTGCTCAGGATTCGGTCATGAGGGTCCGCCGTGCGACTCGTGTCCCCTCGATGAGACGTGTGGAGTGTTCCGTCCTGAGACGCGGTTCGACTTGGCGAGGAAGAAGGCGTAATGGCTACCACCTTCGGAGACCTGAAAACCGCTGTCCAGGCACTCAGCGTGTCGAGCGATGCGACGAATGCCGGCGTCTACATCAATGATGGGTACATCGACGTGTGCGCGCGGGCAGCACTCGGCGAGACGAACGCCACCAAGAACCTCGTCGCAAACCAGACCAAGTACAGCCTCACCAGCGACTTCACTCTGACCGGTGTGCTGGCGATCAACGAGCTGCGGTATATCCAGTCGGGCGCGACGTCGAATTTCGCGATCGTCCCCGCCGCATCGCTCCGCGAAGTGCTCGACCTGAACAGCGCCGCGGTGACGGGGTTCACGCGGGCGTATGCGTGGCAGGGCGCCGACACGCTGCAGATCGCGCCGGCTCCTTCAGCGGGGGACACGATCACGATCTTCTACGTCCCATCACCAACCGCGCTCAGCGCCGCCGGAGATATTCCCAGCGTGATTCCGTCGCAGTGGCAGGAGCGTCTCCTCACGTCGTACGGCACGAGCCGTTTGGCTGAGGTGGAGTCGCCGGATCTGGCGGAGACGTACCGCCAGAAGTACGAGGGATTCCTCGGCCAGTTCCAGATGTGGATGATGCAACGCCAGGGCAACACCGCGCGAGGGATGATCATCGGGTATCCGAATCGTCCCAACCAGCCGATCCATGACCGGTCCACCTACTTCTCGGGGATGCGCTGATGAGGCTTGATTCTGGGAAGCAGCTGCAGCGGCCGGCACCGAAGCGGCAGGTATCGTCGAAGCCGCAGCCGAAGCGAACACGTCAGATGGCGACGCCTCGGGATACGTCTTCGCATGTGGATGCGATCACGCTGACGATGCATATGGCGAAGCGTGATCACGTGGTGCATATTGCGAAGGGTTCGAAGTCGCATGAGGACTTCGCGAAGATGCTGCAGACGCTGCTGAAGCATGGAGCGATGGCGGGCGACGGCCGTCGGGCGCTGATCGCCACGCAGCAGCGGATCTGGCCGCTGGAGGGCATGCACCCGCGTGGCGCCAAGATGGTGCCGGACGATGGGAAGGCGACTGCGCTGATCGCGGCCTCGCAGAAGGGCCGTCACCCGTTCCGGTCGGTGGCAGAGATCAGGCGCCGCTCCGCCGGACGGCATAAGCTGACCGCACTCGACACATCGCAGGTTGTGGATCGCCGTAATCGCTACGTCCGCTCGGGACCATTCGCATACTTCCAGGATTCATGGTCGAGCGATGGGCGCCTGGAGCGTGGCGCACCGCGCAGCCATTCCGGCGTTGGCCAGGCGGGAACCGCAGAGTCGATTCCGATCGCTCGACCGCCCGCCCAGCGCCGCACGCGCGTGCGGCCTGGGAAGATTTCCAAGGGCGCGATGGCAGGCGATGGCCGCCTCGAGCGGCCCGCACCAGCCGACGCCGGCGACACGCGCGGCGTGAAGCCGCAGAAGAACCCGGCCGGGACGGCGCCGACGCGGGAGACGCGGCTGCCCGAGCAGGTGCTGACCGGCTCGCAGAAGGACTTTCTGCTGTTCGCAGACAACATGCGGCTCGCATCGGGGAAGCGAAAGAGCCGCGTTGGCCCCTTCGAGCGGCCCGCGCCACGGTACTCCATTGGGGGGATTGGAAAGGGGTCGTACGACGCAGCCGGAAGGTCGCGATACTACCGGAACAGAATGTTTGCGCCCGGGTCGTACACGCGCACCGTTGACAAGTCGAAGATCAGGAACGCGTAGTGGCTGGCCGCTCGAGCATGAGTGCGTGGCTGCATCACGGCAACTTCGCCGCCGGCATGGTGCAGGACATACCGAGGCACATGCTGCCGGAGAACGCCGTCTGGGACGCCTTGGATTGCTTCATCGGCGAGGAAGGGACCCTCCACAAGCGCGGATCAACCGTCACCGCACTCTCGAGCGGCACCACGCTGAGCGGAACCTGTGTCGGCTTCTCCCAGCTCGATCACGACGACGCAGCCCTCGTCAGGGGCTACGTCGTGGACGAATCGAACGGATCGACCGGGAGCTTCATCATCGGGTCGTTCACGCCCGGGTCAGGGACGTTCGCGACGACGAGCCTCAGCATTACGCAGCCGATCGTTTCGTCGAATGGGGTGGGTCGTCCGTTCAACCATAACGGGTACCTCGTCGTTCCGGTCCGGTTGCCGTCGGCCGCGTCGACGAACCTGAACCGGATGTTCGTCGCGATGAGTGGCGGCCAGTCAGCGTTCCAGCAGTTGAGCACCGCCAGCGTTACCGTCACGCAGGGATCGAGGCAGATCACGGGCTTCTCAGCATCGGATACGAATGTCGCTGAGGTTGGGGACATCATCGAGATTGACAAGAACGCTGCGAGCGACCACTACATCGGCCGGATCACGAAGATCAGCGGCAGCACGATCAGCGTCACCCCGACTCCGACACGATCATTCACGAGCGGCACGGGGCGCGGACTTCTGCTCGCGGCGTGCCGGTTCCTTGACCTCGTTGGTACAGGGACGACGAGTTTCCGTGGTGCGCAGTGCGGCGCGTCGTGGCAGAACCGCGTCCTGTTCGGCGGTGTCGGGACGGAGATCGCAGCCGGCGTGTACGAGTGGCACCCGAACCGCGTGATCTGGAGCCTCCTTCCAACGGAAACGTCCGCTGTTGGTGGCGTTACGGATGGCGATTTGTGGTTGTCGGATCGCGGGTTCCCGGTGTCGAACTACGCGGATGTCCCGTGGATGGATCTCGTCAGGGGCCTCGAGCCTGTCTCGGACGGCGAGATGCTGATCCTCGGACGACCACTCTGCTCACGCCTCGTCGGGACGCTGAACACGAACACGACGACGTCAGGCGGACTCACGTACGAGCTGCGGCCTTTGAATCAGAAGATCCAGTGCGTGAACGACAAGGCGACAGTCAGGACTCCGAGCGGCGTGATGATGATGGGCCCCGACGGCGTCTACCTGTACCACAACGGCAACCTGATCAACACGATGATCGGCCGGATCCAGAACTACTTCCTCGACAACATCGCGAACTCGACCATTTATGGCTCCGGGATGATCCAGTCGAACCACTACTACCTCTCCACCTCAGCCGGCGTGTTCGTGTGCAACATGGATGGGTTCCGGTGGACCAGGTTCCAGAACGTCGACATCACGAATTGCTTCAAGGACCCGCAGGACACGACCCGCATCTTCGCGGCCAGGTTCCAGCCAGGCACCGCGTCGAACACCACCAAGATCGTCCGAGTCGATTATCTCGCCAATCCGGGCTCGTCGGCGACGACGGATGTTGCGGGGACGGGTCCGACGATGACGGTGAAGACGAAGACGTACGACAATGATGAGCCGAGCCGGTTGAAGCAGTTCCGGCATGAGCGCGTGACGGTGCGGATGCCGGGAAGCACGGGGACGGTGACGGTGTCGTCGACGCCGGGTCTTGATGGGGAGGAGTCGGGTGCGACGCTCGGCACCATCACGAACGCGGCCGGATCACAGTCGAAGCGGTACGACACGACGACGCTCAGCCGTGCGATGGGGTTGACGATCGCGCAGACCCAGAATCCCGACGAGTGCGAACTGATCGACGTTGACATCGCTGCGCGCGCGTTGCGGGTGGAGCGCGTCTCGTGATTCTGGATGATGGCGGCCGGCAGGGTTTGGCGCCGATCGGGATGACGGGAGCAGCGCAGAATACGAGTCCGAGTGATACGGAGCGGCGCACGTTTCCAGGGTTGGCTACGAAAAGCAGCGTGTTCGCGTGGACAGCTGATTTTCCGTCGCTTCTCAGCCGGGCGTTTACAACTGGCACTGTTACTGACACGATCAATCTGCGGAATAACGCATCTGGGTTCGGGGCCAGCGTTGATGTGCCGTCGTGGGCAGCGGGATGCGTGGTGTCGTTCAATACGTTTGTCGCGGGCTTGGGGACATCAACGTTCTGGAATTGGGCACTGTACGGCCCGTTCAATACGTCTACGTCTCCGGTGTTCACTCACGAGATGCAGGCGAAAACGCTTGGTCTTCTTGGCGATACGAGCGTCGTGATCGTTCCGTTCTTCGATGAGCCAACGATGACCGTTTCGTATAGCACGAACGGGACGGGTACTGGTACGTGGTCTGTGACGCTGCTGGGGTTCGTGCGGAATGTTTAGGGAGGCGTGATGGCAGTCGTGAATACCGTGAAGGCACCTCCGTTCCCGAAGCCTCCCCCGAAGCCTCCGCCGCCTCCAAAGCCTCCTGTTCTCACAAAGCCTCTGGTGCCTGCGCCGACGCCGCAGGATCGGTTCAAGGCGTGGTATCAGACGGATCCACGCTACCTGATGCAGAATCCGCAGTTCGCCGCGCAACGCTCCGGCATCTACGCACAGTACGGGTGGATGCCGGACGGGAAAGGCGGGTATCGGAAGACGACCGCGGCAGAGAATCCGTTCAGCCAGATCCAGGCCCTGTCAAACGCGTTGTCGGGCAATAGCCAGGCGATCCAGAACTCCGCGAACAGTCGAGGCCTCCTCTTCTCGGGTGCTCAGGTACAGGGCCAGCAGAACGCAGGCACGGCGTACGAGAAGCAACTCGCGGACGCACAGAAAGCGTTCCAGTCGGCACTGAGCGGTGTGAACACGGACGAGTCGAACCTGATCACGAGCCTGTACCCGGATTATCTGAAGACGGCGCCTCCCGGCTCGCCAGCAGCCGTCGCAGCCAAGGCTGTAGCTGCGAAGTCAGCCGCGTCGACGAAGTGGGAAGCGGACCGGAAGGCGCGCGTCGCGAGGGCGCAGGCGCATCTGAAGCAGGACAAGATCGACGCGAAGCGCCGCAAATACCATCCCCGCCCGAAGCCCAAGCCGCAGCCTCGCGGGGTTGCCGGCGGCCCGCACGGATACCAGAGGCCCTGAGCCATGGCAGCGAAGAAGAAGAAGCGGGTTCCGTACAATCCTCTCCAGCCGTACGGGACGCATAGCCTCGAGTGGCTCACGTCGCAGGCGAACGCTCGAGCAGCAGCGGACGCGAACGCTGCCGTCGCAGCCCTGCCGTCGTCGAGTTTCTACACCACCAGCGCCGCGCAGCTCGGCAATGCGTTGAAGGGTATCCAGGGGAACCAGACGCAGGTCGCCGCCGCTGGCGGCGGGTTGTATCAGAAGGCGTTCCAGGACGCGTCAGCGGCGGCGAACCGGGCCGCGATGGCGGGTGGCGGGCCTGGGGTGACGGCGACGCCTGGCGGGTCGAGTCTTGTCAGTGCGCTCGGTGCGACGATGGCGCAGGCTTTGGCGGGTGGTCAGAACGCTGCGATTGCTCGCGGCCGGAACGATGTCCTCGATCGCGCGCAGCAGGTGAGTGCGATCAAGATGAAGCAGCAGTCGGCTGCGAATGATTATCTGAAGCAGGAGAAGGATACGGCGCTGCAGGCGGCGGTCGCGAACTTCAACAACACGCTGGCGCAGCAACAGTTCGGGTTGCAGGCCAGCAACACGGCGGCGGATAACCAGTTCCAGCAGGACCAGCTGGCCGCGAATACCGCTGCTGATCAGGCGGCGGCTGCGTCGAAGAACAAGGCGAACTCGGCGAAGCAGCGGGCGCAGACGGTGAAGGAAGCCAAGGCGAACTACGACAGGTGGACGAAGCCGGTATCGAAGCGGACCGGGTTTACGTACACGTTCACGCCGAACATCCGGATGAAGAACCCTGACGGGACGCTCGGTCCTCTCTTCCCGGCATTCACGGTAACGGCGGCGAATGGACCCGCAGGTCTCGCGCTGGCGGTGAAGCACATGACCGCGAACGGTGTGCCGAATCTGACCGGTACCAGGGTCGGGTCGTGGCTGTCAGGAACGAAGGAGAACACCGCGAACGCTCCCGCGATGGATCCGCAGACGGCGTACGTCAGGGCCAGGAACATGCTCGTACGGGCGGGATTTTCGATGCGGGAGGCGCAGCAGATCATGCGTGCCTACACGGGCCGATAGATGAGGATCAAGGAAGCCGACGCTGCAAGCGAACGACCGGCTCCTCGACCACGCCTGACTGCGTCGAAGCCGGCGCCGCGAACCGCTCGCGGCGGCGGGAGCGTTGCGCATCAGCGTGCCCAATCGTTTAGGGCGGCAACGAGTCAGCAGCATGCGAGACGTGGAGCAGCGATTCATCTCACGAAGCCGGACGCGGCAACGCAACGCCTATTGCAGTTGTCGACCGATCCCGCGACAGGCCAGCTCAAGCCCGGCACTGGAGCGGTGTTCGTGAGTTTCGCGAAGCAGCTCGCAGAACGCCCCGGCCAGGCAGGAGCGAACGCGTACCTGCACCTCGCGAACGCCGGACTCCCCGTCGCCGACCTCGGGTTGAAGGCGCAGAAGAATGCCGGGAACGTCCTGAAGCAGCTCGCAGCCAGGGGTGCGGATGTTGGGAAGCTCCCGAAGGTATCGGTACTGGAACCTTCCGAACGCGACGCGATCCGCGCGACGCTGAAGAAGAAGGGCGTCGACCCCGGCCCGGACGCGTCCGATGCGGACGTGCTGGCGGCGATCCAGAAGCACAAGCCGCGACTGTCCGACATCGTGTTGAACGCGCCGAGCTCGGCGGGGAAGGCGCTGTTGGGGTTGCCGATGGGAGCGTGGATGCTTGGCCAGGGCGCCGGCGCGCTCGCGTTCAACCACGACCCGGCAGCGCTCCAACAGATGGGACAAGGCACCCTCGACTACTACCAGCACATCCGGAAGCATCCAATCGGTGCGCTCGAGCAGGACCCGGTCGGCACCGCGATGGCGGTGATGCCGGCAAAGACGCTGATCGGTGGCGCCGCAGGCAACGTGTCACGAGCCGGCATCCTCGGAGCTGCCGCGAAGGACTTCGCCACCGCGCCCCGCAAGCCGCTGGTATTGCCGAAAGCGCGGCTCTCCCATGATCCGCTCGAGGCTCCCCAGGTCGTGTCGACGCTCGACCAGTCACCCCTGTCGACGAACCTGATCGATCGCGCGGTGCAGACTGGTGCGTCAAGGGTGACGGCGGGGTCGGCGAAGCTGAGCCGGAAGCGGATCGAGACGATCTCGCGGCGTCACGCAGCCGAATCGAAGTTCGCCGGATACCAGACTCGTAACGAGGCGTTGCAGCCTGTCCAGGTGGCGGGCCGGAAGTTGTCGAAGCATGAGAAGCGCGCCGCGGTCGCGCTCGCGCAGGGCGTGACGCCGAAGCAGATGGCGGCGTACTACAAGATCAAAGCAGCAGCCGAACCCGGATCGAAGCATCTGAAGGCGCAGGCTGACATCTGGGATACCGTCGCGTCGAAGGTGCCCGCATCGAACCCGCGCATCACTGCGTACCTCGATGCGTTGCGGCCCGCTGTCGGGATCCGCGAAGCCAGCCTCCAGCGGATCACGACGGCGGATGAGGCGATGCTGCAGGCGCGCGAGGGGATCGTGCAGAGCGAGGTGCAGCAGACGCTCCGCGACGCCGGATCATCCCTCGCCGAGGATGCCGCGCCCTCGCCGATCTATTTCCCGCACGTCGCGGAGGGTCCGAAGTTCGGCGACTTCCTGTCCCACAAGAGCATGCAGCCGATCCTGAAGACACAGCGGACGGTGTCGCACCAGAACAACCTGGTGCTGTTCCGCGAGGGTCGGTGGCAACCTGACCTACGCCACGTCGAAGCACGCATCGCAGCAGCACCCTTGGCCGAGGAATCCCTCAATCACCTGAAGGGGCAGGTAGAACAGTTCGGCCGGCGCGTCCCCGCCGGCACCCAGTACGACCCGAACCATGCGACGCTGATCCGTCTTCATCCGCAGAAGATCTCGAGCATCAAGACCGACACGAGCGGCGAAGGACTGGCGCAGCAGATCCGGGATGTGAAGGGGACCAGCCGGAACAACCAGGACTTCTTGCAGCAGCTCGAGCAGCAGCTTGTGGTGCATACGAACGGCGTGGTACCCGAAGGCGTCGATGCGGTACTGGTACCGAACGAGGTGATGGGGCAGATCAAAGGCACGCTGAAGTCGATGCAGCGCGGCGGGTTGAAGCGGGGAGCGAACACCGCCACCGACGTGTGGCGCTACATCACCCTGAATCTGCGTGGCGGATACCTGACGAACAACATCTTCGGGAACACGCTGCAGTCCGGCATCGCAGGCGTCGGACCCCGCTCGATCATCCACGCCATGGATCGCCGCCTCGAGGGTACCGTGCCGCAGAAGCTGATCGGTAGCGGTACCACCGCGGACCTGTCGAAGGTGCAGCGTCTCGGCGGGAACGCCGAAACACCAGCTGGTCGCGTGTTGACCGCGATCGGCGAGTCTGCGCCGGCACGCGCGATCGGGACGGCGATGGAGCATAACCCGATCACGACGCTGAACATCGACTACGAGAACATGCTCCGCCGCGCCGTGTACTTGCGTCAAGCTGTTCCGATCGCGAAGAAGACGGTCACCGGTTCCCGGTTCAGCCGCATGTCGGACGACGTGATTCAGCACCTCGAGCAGCATGAGGTTCCGGAGGCGACGCAGAAGGTGGTCGACTTCCTGGGGGATATGCGCAAGCAGGCGCGGCACGAGAATCTGCGGATCGTGATGCCGTTCTACCGCTGGATCGGATTCATCTCGAAACTCAGCCTCGCCACGTTGCCCCTGAAGTACCCGGTCCGCAACGCGCTGATTCAGGAGCTCGGGAGGGCGGGGAATCGGCAGTTGTCGGCGATGGGGATCGTGCCGTCGTGGCTGCAGGGCAACATCCCGCTCGACGCGCGTACCGATCAGCATGGTCACGTGATCTCGAACGTGTTGTCGACGCAGGGCTTGAATCCGTTCGCGACGATCGCGCAGACGTACGGCAGGGGATTGCCTGGCTTGGCGAACTCGCTGAACCCGGTCCTCACGTCTGCGTCGGATACTGCGTACGGGAAGAGTCTCGATACCGGGTTTGCGATGCGCGACGCGAAAGGGAACGTGATCGACATCAGCCGTGCCGGTGATCCGGTGTTCTGGCGGACCCTGATCGCGCAGGAGCTCCGGAACCTGCCGATCGTGAACCTCGTCTCGCCGCCGCAGCATCATCCGGCGGACACGATCCCGATCCCCGGCCTGGACGGATCCGCGTCGACGCCGAAGGGGATGCAGCAGCCGAGGATGTCGACGCTCCGGAACACGCTCGCGTACCTGACAGGTGTCAGGGCGCGTCCGACCGACCTGACGTTGTACAACCTGCAGGGCGCCTACAACCTGATCCAGGCGTCGGACTTGTCGGCGGCGGAGAAGAAGGCGGCGCGGCACCGGTTCAACGTCGAGATGGGCAAAGCCAAGGGAACCACCGCCGCACAAGCCGCAGCCGGCGGAGGCTCCTCCACGTATCAGGCGCCGACGTACACGCCTGGCAGCGGCTATACCACGCCGACGTATTCGGTGCCGTGAACGCGATCCAGGCCATCCAGCACGCCGCGAAACAGTACGGCATCCGTGACTGGCGAGCACTCGCCGCCGTCGCAAACGCCGAGAGTGGCCTCAACCCCGGCAGCATCGGCGATGGTGGTTCTAGCTTCGGATTGTTCCAGCTACATCAGGGCGGTGCCCTCGGAAACATGGGCAACAGCCAGGCTCGCCAGTACCTGGATGCGTACCGGAACGCGTCGTTCGCGGCTCGCAAGATTCGCGAGATGGGACTGCATAACCTGACCGGCAAGGCCGCCATCGCAGCGTTCGTGTCGAAGTTCGAACGACCCGCGAATCCCAGTGGCGAGATCGCGCGCGCCTACGCGTGGTACCAGCAAGGAAACACCGGGACGCCGCCGCCGATGGCGACGACCAGTGTCGGGGCGTCACCCGATCCGACGCAGGCTTCGCCGACCAGTCAGGTGCCGTTCGCGTTCATCCAGGACATGATCGACCGGAACGCGAAGATGTTCCACCTCCCTTCGCTGAACCTTCCGATGCCTGCTCAGCCGGCACAACCCGACCCGATGACGCTCGACGCGTCCACCAGCACCCCGACGATGCCTTCGGCGCCTTCGATGCCGGGTGGGACGGTGCCGGGTGCGGGAGGCTACCCGGCGGGGAAGCATGGAAAGTTGATCGGGTTCCCGCATCAAGGCACGCACACCCTCGGGAACTGGCAATCCGATAACGCCGTCGACATCGCCCTGCCGATCGGCACGCCGATCCTGGCTGCGACGGATGGCGTGATCGACTCGAGGTTCGGCAGCCTCGGCAAGGGTGGACGGTTCGCCGGTCTACGCCTCACGGTTGATGGGCATGGTCAGGCGTCGTACTACGCCCACCTATCCCGCTATGCGGCTGGGATCAAGCCTGGCGTGCGTGTGCGGCGTGGTCAGGTGATTGGGTATTCAGGATCCGCGAACGGTGTCGCGCATCTCCACTTTGGAGTGCAGCACGGCACACCAACCCAGTACGTGCGCTAGCTGGTAAGGAACGCTGCGACGCCGAACACGCAGCCGGCACTGATGGGAATCCACATCGGAAACAGCTTCTCGTCATCCGCGATCATCACGCCGACGAGGATGCAGATCATCGCGAGCGCTCCCAGCAGACTAGGCTGGCTCAGCTGGCTCATCCATCGAGCATACACCGATCAGCTTGATACTCCGCATCTTCGTGGTGCTTGATGCTGATCGTGCTGGGCACCGTGCTGGCCGGCATCCTGGTCGCGGCCGGTGGTGGTGGTGGTCTCTACGCCTTCGCGAACCGCAAGCCGGACCTGGCCGCGAAGATGGTCGCGCAGGCCGCCGACGTCGTCGACACGATGGGGAAGCTGAACGCGAAGCTGGAGACGGCGCTCGAGAAGTCGGAGGCGTCGAACGTGAAGCTGGAGGCGGCGCTGGTGCGAGCCGAGGAGGCGCTGAAGCGATCCGAGCAGCGAGAGGACACGCTGACCCGGGAGGTGCGCGCGCTGCGCGCCGACCTGGCGGCATGGAGTAGAGAGGCGAGCGGTGGATCCTGACAGCGGCATCGACGAGGCCAAGGCGAACGTCGCCACCGCCGTTGATCAGGCGAAGGCGGGGCAGCTACTACAGGCATCGCAGATCCGTCGGGCGATGGTGTGGCTGGCGATCGCCGTCGCCGCCATCGCGGTCATCGCCGGCGTCTCGATGCTGTTGACGATCCGCGCCACGCACGACGTCACGAGCCGCAACCGCGACCTGGCGATCGAGGCGCAGGTGAAAGCGACGCGGTCGCAATTGGCGGCGAACCAGGCGAAGCTCGACGCGGCGGAGGCGGAGGCGCGCGCGAACGCGGCTCGGATCGTGTCGATCGAATCGCAGCAGAAGAACGCCGCCACCATCCGCTGCCTGACGTTGAAGACGCGCCGGTCGGTCGCGCGGTGTCTCGGCGCCCAGCCTGGCGCGCCAGGGAGATCGGGAGCTCCGGGTCAGGCAGGTACGCCCGGGCCAGTAGGCATAGCAGGCGTCAACGGCTTACCGGGTCTGACCGGTCGCCCTGGGCCGGCTGGTGACACCGGTAAGACTGGCGGAACCGGCAGTGCGGGCGCAACGGGCAATACAGGCGGCACCGGAGCGACCGGCAACACGGGTGCAACGGGTGACGTTGGGCCACAGGGACCCGCCGGCGCTACGGGTCCGCAAGGCGATCCTGGCCCGCAAGGCCCCGCCGGGCCGGCCGGTGCGGATGCCGTGTTCCCAGCGACGCTGACGTGTGTCGACAACGGCAATGGCACCTTCACCTGCACCCCGTGATGCCGCACCCACGCCGAAACGTGACGTTCGCCGCCGCTCCGGGCGAGATGCTCGCACCACGCGACCTCTACCACCAGTTGAAACCATCCGATTCGCGGCTGGTTGATAAGCGGTGTGAGCGGTGCCGGTGCGTGATGGCGACGGATCGTCACCCACGCGAGAAGTACTGCTCGCCCTGCGAAAGGAAGGTTCTCCAGTGGTGAGAGGTGTAAGATGAGATCGCTTACCAGGCGACGGCTCGGAACGGCCCTCCTCGTGGGGGCCGTTTTTATGGTCCCACCCAGTACCGCGTCCGCGCATCATCTGACGTTCCGGCAACTCGTCCGAAACGCGCACGCAAACCCGTTCAAGTGCGACATCGGCCACAAGGGCATGTACGGCCGCGGCCAGTTGCATTGCATCACGCGTGTCGTGTTCCGCCGCACTCCGTGGATGGGTCGTGAGGCGGATCGCATCATCTCGTGCGAGTCGGGCTGGGACCGGTGGGAGGTCACGCCGCCCTATAGCGCGTCGGGTTTGGCGCAGTTCTTGCCGTCGACGTGGCGGAACCTGCCGCGCCGCATCTCGCGGCACAGCGTCTTTCACCCCGTCTGGAACGTGATCGGCATGCGGTACCTGCGTATCTCGGACGGGTCGTGGAGGGAGTGGACGTGTGCCGGGATTGTCGGTGTCTAGTGAACGGAGTCGAGTGATGCCAGTTCAACGGAAGGTGCAGGCCGGCGCGTTAGGTGGCGCCGTCGGAATCATCATCGCGTGGATCTTGAGCGGCCCCGCCGGCCTCGACGTGCCAGCCGAAGTCGGAGCCGCCATCTCAACGGTGTGCAGCTTCGCGCTCGCATGGCTCATCCCCGCCAAGGAACAGGAGGTAGCAGCACCATGACGGATCAGCAGGGCGATCACGATGATCGCGACGCAGAACGAAAGACGGTAGACGTGGCGCCGGAGGATCAGCCTGATCCGGGTGATCCGGACGCCGCCGACAGCGTTGGGCCGGAGACGGAAGATGACTGACCGTCTCACCGATGATGTTGCCAAGTATGCGCGGATGGTCGCAAAGCGCGCTGTCGAGCGACGCTCAGAGATCGACTACACCCAGACCGCGGCGCGCTGGTCAGGCATCGACCAGGTACGTGACTACCCGAAGCTGCCGCCGCACGCCGACTGTTCGAGCTTCACGACGTGGGTGTTCTGGACCGCGCGTCGCCACATCCGCGGCGTGTCGGGCGTCGACGTCGTCAATAACTTGCGATGGGAGGCCGGCTACACCGGCACGCAGATCCAGCACGGCGCGCAGCACCGCGACAACCATCCCGGCATGTGGAAGCCTGGCCGGACGCTCGTGTTCTACGCCGACGCCGGCAACGAACCGACGCACGTCGCGCTCTGGGTTGGAGACCTGATCTGGCACGCGGAGCTCGGCACCCTGAAGAGTCTCCGCGACCAGCAGATCGTGGTCGAGAAGAACGGCAAGAAGTGGATCCTGAAGAACGTCGTCGTCTCGCACGGCCAGGATGCCGGCCCGCAAATCCGCGCCTGGAGCTACCGCAGGATAGTCCAGGCACGCGCGTACGCCGTCTAGAACCCACCAACGAAAGGACCACCCATGATCACCGCCATGACCGCCGAGACGTTCCAGTGGCTCACGCTGATCGCGCTCGCGCTGATCCTCGCCATCCTGCTGTTCGGCGCGTGGGGCGCAAGGCGCCCATGAGCATCCTCTTCATCGTGATCGTGATCGTGCTCGTGCTGATCATCGTCGGCGTCATCCGCTAGGGTGGCCGACTGGATCTGGCTGCTGCTGATCGTGCCGCCGGTGATCTTCGAGCTCGACTGCGCCTTCGCACGACGCCGCGCCGCAAGGACGATCAGCGAGAACGTGCGTGGGTGGGAGAAGGGCCGCTGGTACGTGCGGCTCATCTTCGGGTTCCTGATCGTCGTGCTCTTTATGCACCTCGTATGGCCGGGTTGGTGGTAGCGGTTGGCGCGACCAGGCACGGAGAAGAGCGTCCTCGTTCCGATCGTGATGCTCGCCCGGTGGGCGGCGGATCTTGAAGAAGCGCGTCGCCTCGCGTCGGAAGGTGACGCGCGACGCTCCGACGAGCGCGTCAAGAAGACGATCACGGAGCTGCGGCTCGCGGCAAGCGAGACCAACTAGCCGGCACGGCTTGCGGGAATAGCCTCCATCTAGGGCATATCCTTGTAACGAGCAGCACGATACGCTCCAAACGAATCTACCGCGACCGAGGCGCGGCACCCAGCAGAGGGAGCCAACCGTGAACAGCGACTGCGACCGCGCCTTCGCGATCATTGCCCTTTCGATCGGGTACGCGGCTGGCCGGCTTTCGCTCGACGAAGCTGCTCGGCTCGTTCCGCACCGCCCGCCACCCCGCCTTCCGCGTCGCCGGACGGTGCCGCACCGTCCCGGGCGGCTGCGAGCTCGGCGCGCAACGCGCTGACGGTCGCCTCGATCCGCTCGAGCGTCGCCTCGATCCGCTCTAGACGATCGATCTCCGCCGGCGGCTCGATGACAGCCGGCAACTCGACGCCGAGCTCGAGCAGCCGCTCCCGGCTGTCCGGACCGGGCTCGCTGAGCCCGCGTTCCCACCGGCTGACGGTCTGGCTGTCGACGTCGACCAGGGCTGCGAGGTCCTTCTGGGTGCTTCGGCCGCGGTAGGCGCGGATCGCGAGCGACGTCGGCGTGGAGCTGCGGGCCACCACCGGAGCGTGCGCGACTAGTTGCGTGAGCGCAAGAGTCGCCTATAGTTGACTAGCCGCGACTAAACGACTAGCCTTGACTACATGCAGAGCACCGACACGATCGGGACGCGCATCCGAGCAGCTCGCGGGAGGCTCACGCAGGAGGCCTTCGCGCGCCTGGTCGGAGTCAGCGCCCTGACTCCAAGCAAGTGGGAACGAGGCGTGATGACGCCGAACCTCGAGAGCATCGAGCGGATCGCAGCCGCGACCGGCCATCCGGTCGAGTTCTTCACGGAGGCGCTGCCCTCCCCTGAGCCACACCCCGTCGTGCTCGAGGCCGTTCGCCTGCTGGCGAAGCTCGACGGGGAACACCGCGCGACGGCCGCGCGCAAACGTCAGTACATCGTCAGCACCCACTACGCCGGCATCTGCCGACGCGCGGTATGACGACAACCTTCAGCGAGGCGCGGCATGCCGCGACGGCTGGCCGGACGCATCCGCCGGGTGCGGCAGATGCGCTCCGGAGACTGGTGGGCGGCGGCGACCTTCCGAGGGCATCGGGAGATCACGCGTTGGACAGACGCGGGCTAGCAGCCCCGCTGCCGCCCACCTCACCTCTTCGGCGCTCCTGATGCCGACGCTCATCGACGCCGACGGAAGGCTAACCCGTGCGACTGCGCTTCGCGCTGTACCTGTTGCTGATGCTCGCCCTGTTCATGTTGCTCGCAGCACCCCGCTACGTAGGCGGGTAACACCTCAACCACCAGGCCACGAAGCCAAGGAGGCACCAAGGCCATGACCACACTCCAGGACATCGGCGCCGACGGCGGCGCAGGAGACCTCCCGCCTTTTATCGACGAGACAGGCAAGGAAGAGCTGATCGAGAATCAGCATCCGTTCTTCATCGTCGGCGGCACCGTCGAGCGGACCGGCCAGTACAAGCCGCAGACGTTCTACGTGATCCGGTTCGGAGCGCCCGGCAAGACGACCGCGCTGCAGGACGGAACCAGGATCACGCTGACCGCACCAGGCTGGGCGAAGAACGCGGACCTGTGGACGCTCGCATTCGATGCGAATGATGACCGGAAGGATCAGATGGCGAAGATCCTGAAGGCCGTCGCAGTGGAGGAGAACAGCTTCGTCGGACCATGCTTCCTTCACGGCATCCCGCTCAAGTCCGGGCACACGTACAAGAAGATTCGTGGTGTTCGCGACGATAACCCCCAGCCAGTCGCACCATCCAACGAAAACGGTGACGCGACTCCGCAGTCCGAGAGCGATGAAGACATTCCGTTCGCCCATGACGACACGTTCCGGGTCACCATCTGATGGGACGGCCGGCTTCCTGCCTGTGCGGAGAGTGCGCGAAGTGCAAGCACCGCATCTACATGCGGAGCTGGTATGCGCTTCGTCCTGGCTACGCCGCGGCGTCTGTCAAGAAGCGCAGGCAGGAAGCCGGCGACGAGCTCCGCGAGTACGACCGGCGCCGATACGAAGATCCCGCCGTCCGCATGAAGTTCGCGGCGCGGGTGAAGATCAGGCAACTCGTCCGGAGAGGGAAAGTTACCCCCGATCCGTGTGCGCGCTGCGGATCGGCTGATCGCATTGAAGCGCACCACGAGGACTACACGAAGCCGCTGGACGTCGTCTGGCTTTGCCAGTCGTGCCACGTCCGCGAGCATCACAAGGAGATCACAGCATGATGAGTATCGATTGGGATCAGTGGCGGTGGGAGCAGGAATACTCGCGTGCGGAGGATGATCGTACCGCGCGTTGCAGCTATGAGGATGCGCGTTGGCAGCGATTCGTCGACCAGGTGGACGATGATCCGGTACAGGTCGACGCCGACGATGATGTGGAGGCGTGATGGCTGTTGCTTCCAAGCCGCGGATCATTACGCTCGAGGATGCGATGAGCCCCACGTTGGCACCGGTTGAGGTGTCGGCGTGGCCGGCAAGCATCAAGAACTTGTCGCCGTCGTCGATCAAGAAGTTCTTGATGTGCCCTGAGCAGTGGCGGAAACACTATCTGCATCGTGAGAGCGAACCGGTCGGGTACTACCTGTTCCAGGGGAGCGTGAACCACCGCACGATCGACTGGGGCCTCCGTCAAAAGATGAAGGGTGGCCGGCTTCCCGAGGTGAAGGAGATCCTCGAGCGGTTCGATCACGAGTGGACGACGGAGCTCGCAGAGCGTGGCGGTGCATCGGAGATCGTCTGGCGAGGCACGAACCCGTCCGAGGCGAAGAAGGAGACGGCTGGCCTTGTGCGGGCGTACCTGCCGATCGCGCAGACGTTGAATCCGATTGCGCTTGAGGAGATGTGGAAGGTTGATGTGCCGCTGGTGCCGGTGCCGTTGCTCGGGAAGATCGATATCGAGCTCGTTGATCGGCTGGTTGATCGGAAGGAGACGGCTCGGCGTGAACGGAGCCCGAAGCCTGACTGGATCATGCAAGGCGGGATCTATTCGGCTGTGAAGCATAAGCCGATCGATTTCCATGTCTCCACGAAGACGAAGATGCCGATGGTGTACACGCCTGGTGTCGATCCGGACCTCGCGCAACCAGCGTGGTCGACAAGGCGGATGGAGACGTACGTGCAACGAGTCGCGCGGATGATCTCAATGATCTACATGCAGTACGGACCAGATGATGTGTGGCCTCCGGGAACGATGCACACGTGGGCATGCAATCTGTGCGGGTATCGCCCGAACTGTGCGTGGTGGGAGGAATGATGCTGAACCTGGCATGGGACACGATCCTGATGGTGACGTGGTTCGTTGCCGGCTACGTCCTTCGCGGCATCCGCGACGAACGCGCTGCGATCAAGAAGATGCTCGACGAGGCGCCGAGCGTCAGAAGGACACGCTGATGGCTGAGTCTTCGCCTACCGCCTGGTGGTTCTGTCCCGCGTGCGGCTGGATCAGCAAGACGGGACATCACGAGCACCCGATCACGCTCGTTCACATTCTGCCCCGCGACTTGTCTCTCGTTGATCTCGCCGTCCGCCTCGACGCCGCCGGGTACGACGTGACGCTGCTCGTGCCACCGCAAGCGCCCGGAGGCGATCGTCTGGTGATCACCGCGAAGGGGCCGGCGTGACCAAGCGCGTCATCCCTCCCCTCATCGATGTGCGCATGGCCTGCGAGGAGACCGGCCTGCCGAAGTCGACGGTCATGCGGATCATGCGGCAGTGCGACGTGGTGAAGCCGCCTGGTGTGCGGCGCGTGTTCGTCAGGCGGTCAGATTTCGAGCGAGCGCTCGGCCTCGGAACGACGGCGGAGAAGACGAGGTGAACGCGCTCGACGCACTAGGACTCGCCGGGTGGATTATCGGCTGCCTGATGCTCGTCGTGTTCATGGTGATGCGATGACCGCGCTCGATTGGATCGTCCACAACGTTCTGCCCGGACTCGGCGGGATCGCCGCTGGAGTCCTCGTCGTTGTGGCCTTCTACTGGGCCACCGACCCATATCGGCGTCGCCGTCGGCGCAGCCAGTTCAAGGACACGTCGTGACGCTACCGCGGCGGGACCAAATGGGCGTAGTAGCGGAGAGTTATCTGGGGATTCGAATGGCCGAGTCGCGCGGCGACACGGACAACGTCCATCCCGTTGCGCAGGCATCGCGAACCGTGCAGGTGTCGCCAACTGTGCGGACCGAATGTCCGCGTCGCTTCCTCGTGCTGTTTGCCGCGGCAGGCGCGGAGGATGCCTTGTCCGACAGCGCCGCGACTCGCAACCGGGAACACGCGCATCCAATCCTGCGCACCCTCGGGCCGCATGGGCAGGGTGAAGGGTGCGTCGGGTTCGCTCTGCACCCACCGCTCACCCGCGCTCGTCTTCGACTCCACGATCCGGATCGCTTGGTGCTCGGTGTCGACGTCTGCCCAGGTGAGGTTCACCGCCTCGCTGATCCGCAACCCGGTCGCGCCGATGAATTCGACGATCGCGCGATGCTCCGCATTCAGCCGCGACAGGATCAGGTCTTCCTCGTCGGGCGTCGGGATCGTGACGCGTTTGCCGGTACTCGGCGGCTTCTTCACCGATCGTGCGTCGACGGGGTTCGGATCGATGCCGGCGTAGTCGAGCACCATCCGCAGCACGCTCACGCGGCCGCGGATGGTGCGGTTCGCCTCGCCACGATCCTTCAGCGCAAGGATCATCGTCTGAACGTCACGCGGGCTGACCTCGGACGCGTCGAGATGCCCGAGCAGCTCCACGACGGGACGTGTCCGGTCGGTGATCGACTCGAGCGACGCCGGCCGCATATCCGCACGCCGCGTCTCCAACCACTCCACGACAACGTCACGCACGAGGCGGCGATGCGTCACGCCGCCAATCACCGTCCGATCCGGGACTCGGCCGGCGGCGAGCTCGCGCTCCGCCCACTGCTTCCGCAACTCCGCCTCCGTCTTCGTCTTGAAGCTGCCGAGATGCACCTGGCGGTGCAGGCTCGTCTGCTGCCACCGCACCACGAATCGGACTACGCCGGGGCGGCGTTCGGTGCGGACGATAAACACCGCCATCAGTATCTGCCGTCCTGACAGTTGTGAGGAGGAATCCGATGCCTGATTTGCCGATTGATGATGCATCCTCGCGCATCACCCAGCAGGCCTACGACAACGGATATGGCCAGAGCTTCACCGCGTCTGGTCCAGCCCTGTTCCAGGTTGTCTGCCGGACATGCGGGTGTGTCGTGGAGGCCTACTACTGGCGTATGCACCGCGAGCGATGCGCGGACGATCTTTTGACAGGGAACCATCCTGCTCCTCATGCAGGTCGGACGGTTCCCCTCGATGCGGAGGAGTCCGACCCGGACGTAGTGTCTGACTCGGCAGCCATCGGCATACACATTCACAAGAAGAAGACGGGACAATGAACGTTTCCGTCGAGTGTGGACGATGCCGAGGAGACATCTACTTCCACGCCTGCCCGGAACACCACTGGGCCGTTCTGGGTGTCTGCCGTGGTTGCCTCGCGACCAACATCGAACACAGCGGTAGGTGCCTCGAATGCGACTTTTCCGTGTGCGACGTCGCGCCAGACCTAGAGGAAGAAGTTCAGGAATGAAGCGATACCGAACCATCGTTGCCGATCCTCCGTGGTTCACGAAGGCTGGCCCGTTGACTGGTGGACTCGATCCAGAGGGCTGGGAGAACCAGCGCAGTCACGCCAGCCGCGGCCTTCCTTATCGGACGATGACCGTCGACGCGATGGCGGCCGTTCCGGTAGCCGATCTCGCGGAGCCGGATGCGCACCTGTACCTGTGGACGATCAACCGGTATATCGAGGATGCGTACGTGATCGCGCGAGCGTGGGGGTTCAAGCCGAGCACGATGCTCGTCTGGGCGAAGACGCCGTTTGGAGGCGGGCTCGGGGGGACGTTCGGGCTCTGCACGGAGTACATCCTGTTCGCGCGCCGCGGCACCCTCGCGTCTACAGGACGCCTCGGTCGGAACTGGTTCGACTGGAAGCGGCAGTACGACGAACGCGGCAAGCCGGTGCATAGCCGGAAGCCGGAGGCGTTCCTCGACCTCGTCGAGAGCGTATCGCCTGGCCCGTACCTCGAGTTGTTCGCGCGTCGGAACCGCCTCGGGTGGGACACATGGGGGAACGAGAGCCTGAATCACGTCGATCTGGAGTCGTCTGCGTGACTACGCATCGTGCACCGATCCATCAGGAGACCTCATGACGCCTATGCCTCCCGGACGCGCGCTCGGAGTCGCCGAACTCCTGCGCCACTACACGCCCGCCCAGGTCGCGGCGATGCTGTCGAAGGCAGACAAGGGCGACATCGACGGCGCGCTCCGGATCGCGCTCAACGAAAAACCGCTCAACGAGAAGCCGCCGGAGTCGTCTGCGTGATGTTTCATCGTGCGCATATCTTATACCGCCATCTCGACGCCTCGTCTTGTTTGGCTCTACCACAGCGTTTGACGGCTACTTGTCGCATACGAACGGGAACTGGCGCAAACCCGCGAAACCCGTGGATTGCAGCCACTTTGGGAGCGGCGCGGCGTCGCATATGGAGCCGATATGCACCCCTGATCGTTGCAATATCTTCTACCGAGGCGTCGGCTGAGCCGAACGAGTCGCCGTGCGTGACCTGCGACGGAGAGGGCATGGTCGCGCACTGCTGCGAGCAGCGGATCGGGCCGTACCGCTGGAAGTGCTGCGGCGATCCGATCCTCGCCCCATGCCCGGACTGCGACGGCGCGTCGTGAGCCGGCCGCTCCTCCTCGACCTGTTCTCGGGTGCCGGCGGATGCGCGATGGGGTATCACAACGCCGGATTCGACGTCGTCGGCGTCGACATCGTCGACCAGCCACGCTACCCGTTCACGTTCATCCAGGCGGACGCGCTCGAGCACCTCCGTACGTCCGACCTGTCGCTCGTCGCCGCGATCCACGCATCGCCACCATGCCAGGCGTTCAGCCTCGCAACGCTATACCACCCGGCGACCGCCGCGAAGCATCCCAACCTGATCGACGAGACACGGCGCCTGCTCGACGCGTCCGGGTTGCCGTACGTGATCGAGAACGTCGAACGCAGCCCTCTCCGCCGTGACCTCGTGCTGTGCGGCGAGATGTTCAACCTCCGCGTGCATCGACACCGCGTGTTCGAACTCGGCCGCTGGTTCGCGATGCAGCCACACCATCAACCGCACCGACTCGAAGGCGCCGTTCACAACTGCGACGTCCGCGACGGCGTTGCGCGCCTCGTGGCCGGCAACTACTCCAACCATCCCGACGCGTCCGACGCGATGGACATCGACTGGATGACGCGGAAGGAACTCGCCCAGGCTATCCCGCCGGCGTACACGTCCTACGTCGGCGCCGCGCTGATGCAGCACCTGAGGAGCGCCGCCGCGTGACTGAGCAGCTCGCCCTCTTCGAGCCCACCCCGACCCGGCCGGATAAGCCGCTCGACGAGCGTCGTGCATGGCTCCACCCAGACGGCTCCTACCGCTCATGGGAGGGCGACCTATTCCCCGGCCTTGAGGAGGATGACGCGACGAAGAAGAAGGAGGCGGCGTGAGCCTTTGCGTCGGCATCGACTTCAACACCAGCCGCGTCGACGTCGCCGCAATCCCGCTCGACCCCGACATCAACGCCGCGCCCGTCTGCCACCACTTCGACGTCCACCGCCTCGGAGACACAAAGGACAAGCAACGCCCAATCGACTACCAACGCCTACGCCGCAGCCTCCACGACACGATCGAAACGCTCGAGAACCTCCTCTACGCCGACGTCGCCACCATCTGGATCGAAGCACCAGCCGGCAAGGTCCACCCAAACCTGTACCGGATGCACGGCGCGCTGCTCGCAAGCTGCAGCCCCCGCATCCAAACCGGCTCCATCTACCCGATCCAGTGGCGCCAAGCGATCGGCCACACCAGCAAGGACTCGAAAACCGCTGGCCACAGGATCATCCGCAGCATCTGGCCAACCACCGGCGAGTGGGACGAGCACGAGCTCGACGCGCTCGGCATCGCCACCGCCAGCCGAAACCTCCAATGGCGAGCCGCAGGAACCCTCAACGAGAGGCGCACAGGATGAGCAACGAGACGTTTTCTCTGGCCGAGATGAAGGTGATCATGAAGGGCTGCATCGACGCGGCCGGCGAACGAGGCGTCGACGGAGACGAGTTGGATCGATGCGCGCAGTGGGCTCACACCGCTGCACTCGAGACCGCGATGCTGAACCTCGTGCTCATCGGTTCGGTAGGCGTGACATGGCCGGAAGGATCCGAAGAACCGGTGTTCGTGTCGCTCCGACCCTACCGCGAACCAGAGGTATGGGAGCAGTAGATGCCGCGTCCATCCCGATACGTCGACCGCAGCACGAAGAAGTTCCGCATGCGAGCTCTCTGCCAAGACTGCGACTGGTCCAGATACGCCTACGGCCTCCGGACCGCACTCTGCACCCTCCAACAGCAAGCACGCGAACACGCCTACCTCGACACGCACAAGGTCGACCTGGCGGTATGGGTCAACACGACCTACACGCCCAAGGACCCGCCGTGAGATCGCCACGCATCCGCACCATCAAGCCGGAACTCTGGCAGGACCAGGACCTCCAACTTCTCCCCGTCCACGCTCGGCTCCTGTTCATCGGGCTGCTGTCGAACGCCGACGACGAAGGACGCCTCGAAGGGCATCCGGGACTGATCCGAGCCCGCATCTTCCCATGCGACACGGACGTCACGAACCGCCGCATCGAGGGGTGGCTCGAGGCGCTCGAGGAAGGCAGATTCGTCGCGTTGTACGCCGTCTCAGGCCGGCCCTACATCGAGATCACGAACTGGCTGAAGCACCAGAAAATCAACCGCCCAACAGCATCCACAATCCCCGATCCATCACTGAATGGACACGGAGCGATCACTGAGCATTCACTGAGGATTCCGTGAACGTTCACGAACCATTCACAACCTCGCGCGTAGGCCTGCGCAGGCGCGGATCGGGATCGGGATCTAAGACCAACCCCACCCCCACCCCGCCTTCGCGCGCGCCCGCGCGAAGCGGGCGGCCGGCGAAGCGCGGTAGCGGGGGGAGGAAAGATGGGTGAAGGGCAGATCCTCGACGAGCTCGTGACGCTCCTCGAGGCGAGATCGTCAACGCCGATCCTGAACCCCGAAGCGTGGCGGAAAGCAACCCGGGCACGCCTCGAAGCGCAAGGCATCGAAGCGATCACCGAACAACACGCTCGGCTGACCGGTACCCGCGTCGCCACCCCAAGCCGCGGTGTCGACTATCACGTTCGCCACCTCGACCACGCGATCACCGACGCCGTCAACCTGCTCGGCCGGATCGACGCACAAACGGGACAGCGATCGCTCAGCGACGAGGACGTGTGGACGATCCTCTGCCAGGACTATCCCCAGGAGATCGCGTCACGAGCCGCGAACATCGCGATGGAAGGCACGTTCCAAATCCAGTACGGCCATAGCCGGCGCGACAAGGTCGACGATCCATCGTGGAAACGGATCACGCTCGCCGAGTATCTCGCCGCCAACCCCAACGCAGCACCCCCAGCCACTGAAGAAGCGTCGTGATCACGATCGACGACTTCAACCGCGCCCTCGCCGCGACCTGCACCGAACGACAACGCGTGATCGTGCAGCTCCGCTACATCCAGCACGAAACGTGGGACACGATCGGCCAGGAACTCAACGTCAACCCCTCCACCGCGCTCCGCGAAGCACGCACCGCGTTCGAACGCATCCGCCGCCACCTCGAACCAGGAGACGCACCGTGACCGATCACCTGCTCGCCGCGTACCGCAAACACACCCTCGACGCAGCCGCCACCCGCAACGTCGCACGAGCCCTCCGAGACAGCATCGACATCATCATCGAACCAGGCAGCCCCGCCGGGAAACGAGCCCTCCGCGGCATCCCCGTCGTCGGAGGATGCTCAGGAACCAGCCCCGGAACCGACCCACTCCACGCCCTCCTCGACACCGAACACCCTTGAGTCCAACCGACCCGTATGCAACAATCCGCACCGCCACCCCTGTCTCCAGACACGGGGTGGCTTCCTCGTCCTATGCCCTACGGCATCGCTACGTGAACCTCGGACCCCTCCAGACAGGGAAGACATCGTGGCCCAATCAGCCACGATGGAACATCGCAATTATCCAGCGGTGTCTGAGTATCACGATCGCCGGGTACTGGGTCGAGTTCCCCGTTCGAAGCCGAAGTCGACCCTGATGCCCTACGGCGTCGCAAAAACCCAAGGCGGCGACACCCGCAAGAACGACGCATGGATGGAACGCTGCATCCTCGCCGTGCAAGCCAAAGGCAAGGACAAGGTGACCGCGATCCGGATCTGCAAAGCCCAGCTAGCCAAGCGAAACACAGGATGAGTGGAACGGTTCAAACCCGGACGGATAGACTCCTGAAAGAAACGTGGCAGCCTCGATTCCTGAAGGCATACGAGGAACTCGGCACCGTCACGCACGCAGCAACAGCGGCCGGCGTTGCCCGTTCCACCGTGTACCAGGTCGAGAAGAACGATCCGGAGTTCGCGGCAGCGTTTGAAGAGGCTCGTGAAGCGGCGGCCGATCGTCTCGAGCGAGTAGCGATTCAGCGTGCCGAGGAAACATCCGACACGCTGCTGATCTTCCTTCTGAAGGCGCTTCGCCCGGAGAAGTATCGCGAGAACGTTCGCGTTGAGCACTCTGGTGCGTTGTCGCTGAACGAGGTGCTGTTCGCCGACGCGTTGCCGGTCGAATCGGTTGAGGATGCCGAGGTGGTCACGTAGCCACTGCACTCCTGGATCGATCGGTTGCGGAGGTGCAAGGCGAGCTCGTGTGGAGCCGGTATCACTCGCGGTTGAAGATCGAGGATCGGACGACGGCGAAGCTGATTCCGCTGCACCTGAACCGTGTTCAGCGTCGTCTCCACGCTCGCATCGAAGAGCGCAGGTCTCTCGGCCGACCAGTTCGGATGATCGTCTTAAAGAGCCGGCGGATGGGCGTCTCGACGCTGATCCAAGGCAGGTTTGCGCATGCGGCGTGCGTGACGCGCACGTTCCGCGGCGTGACCGGTGCGCACCTCGACGATTCGTCGCAGTATCTGCACGGGATGACGGAGCAGATGGTTGACGAGCTGCCGCCGGCGTTGCGGCCTGAGAAGCGGACAGGGATCCAGGGGAAGCGGATCGTGTTCCGCCACGGCTCGTCGCTGCGCACGTTCACCGCTGGCGGCAGGGAAGGCGTTGGTCGTGCGACCGGCGCGAACGCGTTGCATGGTTCCGAGGTGGCGTACTGGCCTGATCCGAAGTCGACGCTGACGGCGCTGCTGCAGATCATCCCTGACGCTCCGAACACGTGGATCTTCCTCGAGTCGACCGCGAACGGGATCGGCGACGAGTTCCATCAGCGGTGCGAGCAGGCGATGAACCAGCAGGGTGATTACGAGTTTTTCTTCGCGCCGTGGTTCGAATTCGACGACTACACCCTCGACGACGCTCGTACCGGTGAGATGCTCGGGAAGGCCCCTGAATGGACGCCTCGCGAGCTTTCACTCATCGCGAGGGGGGTTACCACTCCGCAGCTCGCGTGGCGACGCTGGGCCGTACAGAACCTTTGTGGGGGAGACGCCGCGATCTTCGATCAGGAGTATCCCGACAGTCCCGAAGTCGCATTCCTCACCTCGGGCCGGCCGTACTTCGCGCACGAACTGCTCGAGCGGTTCCATCCCATCGATACCTCGAGGATCGGCAGCATCGAGGGGGACCCGATCCGCGGCGGCTCCAGCCTCCGCTTCGAGGAAAACCAGCATGGACCATTGCGGATCTGGCAAGTTCCACGAGTCGGCCGTGAGTACATCGTGTTCGGAGACGTGGCCGGCAAGGTCACCCTCGACACGCACGACGCGAGGCCGATCGGGAAGAAGGACGACTACTGCGCAGCCAGCGTCGTCGACCGCGAGACGGGTGAGCAGGTCGCGGCGTATCACGCGCGGATCGATCCTGACCTGTACGGCATCGAGCTCGCCCGTCTCGGCTACCTCTACAAGACGGCGCTGGTAGCGGTCGAGAACACGGGAGGGTACGGCGTTGCGACGATCGCGACGCTGTACCGCTCGTTGACGTATCCGAACCTGTATACGCACCGGAAACTGGACTCGTATACGCAGGCGTGGACGGATGAGATCGGGTGGGATACGACGGAGACGACGCGGCCCGTGATGCTGTCGTCGCTGCGCAGCATGCTGCGTGATCATCCGGAGCGGTTGAAGGATGACGGGTTGAAGCGGGAGATGCGGACATTCGTCGTGCACTCCAACGGCAAGCCGGCAGCCCAGTCGGGGACGCATGACGACAGGGTGATGTCGCATGCCGGCGCGCTCGAGGTTTGGCGGGAGCATGCTCAGCGGCCGCTGAGGGTGAAGGCGCAGAGGAAGACGGCGCTTCGTGAGTACGCGAGGGTGGCTGGTTCGATTTCGGAGAGGGCTCCGAGGATCTCGGCATAGGAGGCGGAGGATGGATCCGGCATTGATGGCAGCACTCGCAGCAGCAGGAGGCCAAGGAGGCGGTGCTCCACCGGGTCCGCCTCCTCCTGGTGCGCCGCCTCCGGATCCGTCGATGATGGGTGCTCCTGGTGCTCCGATGCCTCCTGGAGCGCCTCCGGGTGGGACGCCGGCGGATGCGGTGCTGCCGATCGTGTTGCAGATGCAGCAGCAGCAGCAGCAGGAAGCACAGCAGTTGCAGCAGCATCAGGCCGAGTCGATGTTGAGCATTCTGGCGCAGCAGGTTGCGCAGATGGCGAATCCGCTTGGTCAGGCTGCGTTGACGCAGGGTGCGTTGCCGGCGCCTCTGGACACGCTCGGTGATCCGAACCAGAATCCGCAGGATCAGATGACGGTCGCGAACAGTGGAGGAGGCTAGCCGTGGCGGGTATTCAGAGTGGTGTGCAGCAGGCGAATATGCAGACGGGGATCCGGCGGACGCAGCCGAAGCGACGCGTTCCTGGTACGCCGGGCGTTCCGAGGCAGGCTGCTGAAGCGCAGCTGAATCAGGTTGCGGCGCAGATGCGTGGTACCAGTGGAGCGACTCGCAGTGGAGCGACAGGGATGCAGAACACGTTCACGGCGACGCAGCAACAGGCGAAGCTGCGAAAGCGGCAGCAGGCGCTGCGTGTGCGGCAGCCGATGCGGGACATGACGATGCCGTTCGGCAAGATCAACTACTAGCCGGGGAGGATGATGATGGCTGACAAGACCAGGACGGCGTCGGCGAGGAAGCCGGCGGTGCCGAAGGGTGCGACGATGGTGGAGACGCCGCTCGTCACGATCTACCGGGATGATCAGGGATCGCTGCTGCTGGTCGTCGACAACGAGTCGGGGGTTGAGGTGTCGCTGCCGCCCGAGCTCGCGTACCTGGCGAACTAGGTGACGGCGTTGGCGGAGCAGTTGACGGCGAACGGCATCTTTCCGAGCGTGACGGTCGCGGACCTGGCGATCAGTGCCGGCCAGGCGTATCGGGATGGGAATGGTCAGGTGCGTTGTGCCGGGTCGCCGGTGGCGGTGCAGGCTGATATCAGGGCTGCGGGTCAGGTGGCGGGGTTGGTGTTGATGACGACGCCGCCGCATCGAGGCAACGGCGCAAACAAGTGGTGAGAATCCGATGAGTGAGTACCGCGCTGGAAGCTATTGCCCCGATTGTCAGCGCTTGCACTCGGTTGCTTGGCATACGGATGGATCGCTGATCTGTCAGGAGTGCGGCCACGTTCTTGGCGCCTGGCAGGGATTTCCGTTAGTTCTCGATCCCGAGCGTGTGCCGGGAACGATAGTCGCGGTTCAGCAAGTCGATATTGGCGATCGAGGCAACGGCGCAAACAAGTGGTAGCGATGCGCCTCATGGTGCTCGGTGCGGGTGGGCCGGCGGCGGAGAACTTCATCAAGAGTCTCCGCGCCGCGTATCCGGATGCGTGGATTCTCGGGTGCGACGTGAATCCGTGGCTGCTCGAATTGTCGACTGCGGATGAGCGGGTGCTGCTCGAGACGCGGCCACTCGACCAGGATCACGGCGAAGAACTTGGGCTGCTCGCGGCGCAGTGCGATGTCTCGATGATCCATGCGCAGCCGGATGAGGAGGCGTTGTTCCTCGCGATCCAGAGCGTGTTCGACTTCAAGCAGCTCGTGTTCACGCCGTCGTACCAGGTCGTCGCGGCGTGTCAGGACAAGCTCGCGTGTGCCCAGATGCTCGGAGAGCTTGCGCCTGCGTCTACCGCGTGGGTAACGCCGATCGGCACCCGGAACCATTGGAAGAACGTCGACATGTACGACGGTTCGCCGATTGGTGAGGCGCGATGGATGCGTGCGCGTCGTGGCGCCGGCTCGCTCGCTGCGAAACGTGTCGACGAGTACCGGGATGCGTTGGCGTGGGAAAGCGTCTGGAAGGGCCGCGTCGCTCCCGATGAGTTCATGCTCGCTGAGGTGCTGCCTGGCCACGACGTGTCGTATACCGGCGTCTGGTGGCGAGGCGAGCCCGTCGCCGCGGCGTGTCGGGAACGCGTCGAGTACGCCGATACGCGGACTCCTTCGGGCCAGTCGTCGTCGCCTCGTGTCGCTCGCCTCGTCTCGGACGATTACGTGTTCGATGTCGCGGAGGCGGCGGTGCGGATCGTGAACAAGGCGTGCGATGCGGTGCCGCATGGCGTGTTCTACGTTGATATGCGGGAGGACGCGCTGGGTCGGCCGCGGGTGACGGAGATCAATGCGGGCCGGTTCAATACGACGCAGAACTTCTACACCGAAGCCGGCCTCAACCTCGTCGAGGTGTACGCATCGCTGCATCACGGTGAGCCTGTTCCGTTCATCGGGTCACGGCGTTTGAAGCGTGACGATGAGGCGTACTGGATCAGGCAGCCGGACATGGGCCACAAACTCCTCACCAGGACCCGCGTTGGCGCTTAGCCCAGACCAAACCAGGCTCGCATTGAGCCTGGCACGCGAAGTCGCTCGAGCCGAAAAGCCGCACCGGAAACGCGTCGAGAAGTACCGCCAACTCGACGACGTGTACGACGCGATCCTGAAAGCATCCGACTCCAAGTGGCGGCACGACCTGCACCCACCGTTCGCGTTGCAGTTCATCGAGACCGTCGTGTCCGCGATCGTGGAAGAGCCGAGCGACCCGATCGTCAAGCCCTTGAGTCCGAAGGACAAGCACGTAGCGGACAAGTGGGAGCTGTTGCTCGCGAAGCAGGAGGATAAGGATTTCTTCGCGGAGAAGTGGCCGCGCTTCGTGCGTCGCGGGTTGAAGCGTGGCATCGCGATTGCGAAGGTCGGATGGCGGCAGGAATGGTCGGAGGTTTTGCAGCGCGAGTTCCGCGCGGCACCCGGCAACGTGATGCAGGAACAAGACCCGAAATGGGTCACCGAGCTCGTGTTTGACCAGCCGACGTTCATCCCGATCGACGCGTGCGACTTCTGGTGGAACCCCGACGCGACGTGCCCGGAAGAGATCGACACCGCGTATTACCGCACCTGGGAGACCAGGGCCAGCCTGTTGGCGATGCAGGAAGAGAAGATCTATCAGAACGTCGATGAGATCCCACCATCGCCGAACACGCCCGTCGCGACGCCGAACGTGAACACGGGCGAAGACCGCGCTGAGCGTGACGAGGTGCTCCGTGCTGGTCCGATCGAGATCATCGAGCGGTGGACGAAGGATCGGTTGGTGGTGATCGCGGACCGGAAGGTCGTGATTCGTGATGAGCGGAACCCGTTCGGGCATGGCCTGATCCCGTTCGTGTATGCGACGCCGATCGAACGAGACGGCTTCGTGGTTGGGAAGAGTCTCTGCGAGTTGGTCGCGCATGAGCAGACGGAGTTGTGGGTGCTGATGAATCAGCGGCTCGACAATACCGAGATCATGGCGAATAGCGTGTTGTGGATGCCGGGCGTGAGCGATGAGATCATGCAGGCGACGGGTGACCGGTTCCCGGGCCAACGGGTGCCGATCGATAATCCGGGGCAGATGCCGCAGTGGGACCGGCCGAACACGTCGATCATCGAGCCGGTGCTGGTCGCGGAGGATCGCATCAAGCAGGACATGAAGGACGTGACCGGCGCCGTCGACTACGTCAGCGGTGCGGGTGATGGCAGCGTTGATCAGCAGACCGCGACGGAGGTCACGCTGATGCAGAGTGGTGCGCAGCGCCGGTTGATGAGCTTCAAGACGCAGTTTGCGAATGCGCGGAATCGGGCTGGTCAGCAGCAGATCGAGCTGAACAAGCGGTTGATGACGAAGCCTGAGCTGATCATGAGCATGAGTGGCGGTGCGTACGAGCCGGACATGATCGAACCGTACGAGCTCGCGAAAAGTACGTGCGTGTATCAGGTTGCTGACGTGTCGGAAAGCATGAATCAGCAGCAGCGGAGGATGGAGGCGACGATCAAGCTGCAGACGCTGGCGGGGTTGGCGCCGTTGATGCCGGGCGAGATCAATTTCCGCGAGTTGGTGGAGGACTTCTCCGAGGCGTACGGTGATGATCGCGAGGCGTACCTGAACGATCCACCGCCACCGCAGCCTGGGATGCCGGGTATGCCGCCGGGAATGCCAGGCATGGCTCCTCCTGGCGTGGCTCCTCCGGGGATGCCGATGCCGGCACCGAATGGGAATGGGAATGGTCAGCCGCCGCCTGATCCATCCGCGTTGATGCAGGCAGTCGCAGCCGGCCCGCCACAGGATCCCAGCCAGGGCCAGGCGATCGAACCCTACACACCAGCGCAGCAGCCGCAGATTCACATCAATCCGGTGATTCACGTGCCGGATTCGCAGGTGATATCGCATCCGCCGGTGGTGCATATCCGTCCCGTGCCTGCTCCGGTCGTGCACGTCGCCGCTCCGAACGTGACCGTCACTCCCGTCGTAGCTCCCGCTGCGAAGGGGAAGCGGAAGATGCGGATCCAGCGCGACAAGCAGGGCAACATCACCAGCGCCGAAGTCGACGGGTAGCCAGCCATCGCCGACAACGTGACCGTCTCGAATCCACCGTTGGTGGATTACACCGTCGCGTCCGATGAGGTCGCGGTCGCCGGCACCCAGCCGGTCAGCCAGGTGCAGTGGGTGAAGCTGGTCGACGGCACCGTGAACGGCACCACGCCGATCGCCGGCGACGCGAACGGCCTTCGCGTCAACCCGACGCCTCGAGCCGCGACGACAGCGGTCACGAGCGTCGCATCGTCCGCGACAAACGTGACGCTGCTTGCGTCGAACACGTCGCGGGTCGGTGCGGCGGTGTTCAACGATTCGACCGCGCTGCTGTTCGTGAAGCTTGGCGCTACGGCATCCGCGACGAGCTTCACCGTGAAGCTGTACCAGGATGGCTACTTCGAGGTGCCGTTCGGGTTTACTGGTCAGATAGACGGACTTTGGGCCTCGGCTACTGGATCAGCACGGATTACTGAGGTGACTCCGTAGTGCCGCTGACGCAGTTCGATCTCCGCGCCGTCTCCGCATCGAACAACCTCTATAGCACCGGCACCGTCGTGTTGAGTGGCGGCGCGAACGTGACGGTTGGCACGAACGCGCAGACGATCACGATCGCCGCTGCTGCCCAGTCGGTGCAGACGCAGAGCCTGTTCTCAGGCGGCGTCTCGAACCTCGGGAACACCGCCGGCTCGACCGGCGTCTCGGGTACCAGGATGGTGCTGGTTGGTTCGCAGAACGTGACGCTGTCCCAGTCGACGGACGCGAACGGGAACACCGTCTCGTTCAGCGCCGCAGGCGGCGGAGCAGGAGCCTTCTCCGCAGGTGTCTCCACCGCAGGGAACACGGCTGGCTCGACCGGAGTCACCGGGACGCGTCTCGTCCTGGTCGGCTCGAACATGGTCAGCCTGTCCCAGTCAACGGATGCCAACGGCGGCACCGTCAGCTTGAACGCGACGCAGACGGTGCAGACGCAGGACGTGCTCTCCGCAGGCGTGTCAACGGGTGGGAACACGGCCGGCAACACGACCGTGAACACCGGCTCAAGGCTGGTCCTCGTCGGCTCCGGAATGGTTTCCCTCAGTCAGGCGACTGCGGCTGGCGCTTCCACCATCTCGATCAGCGCGACGCAGAGCGTGCAGACCCAGAGCCTGTTCAGCGGAGGCGTCTCCAACCTGGGGAACACCGCTGGTTCGACAGGAGTCACGGGCACCCGCCTGGTGCTCGTCGGGACGAACATGGTCAGCCTCTCCCAGTCGACGGACGCGAGTGGCGGCACAGTCAGCATCAACGCGACGCAGAGCGTGCAGACGCAGGGGAACCTGTCCATAGGCGTCTCGACGGGTGGGAATACGCAGGGGAACACGACCGTCAACACCGGATCCAGGCTCGTTCTGGTCGGTACGAACAACATCACCCTCAGCCAGGCGACCGCAGCCGGCGCGACGACCGTCAGCATCAGCGGCGCAGCTCCGTTGACTGCGTCGATGTGGCCGTTCACGCCGAACCCGATCGCGACCAACACGCTGAACAGTGGAACCAGTGGCTCCACTGGTGGCTCCAGCCAGACGAGCATCTCGTATTACGTCGCGCCGATCGTGATCGATGAGGCGATCACGTTCAACGAGATCCGCCAGGCGATCTCCAACGTGACGAGTGCAGGCACCGGAAGCATCAGCGCCGCGCACTACCTCGGCATCTACACGCTGAACGCCGGCACTGCGCTGAGCCTCGTGTCGAGCGCGATCTTCAACGTCGTGGTATCGCAGAACAGTGCGACGGCGATGACTGCGTCGTGGTGGTGGGGCACGAACAGCGCAGCGAACTCGTCCAGCATCAGCGGCAACATGACGAATAGCTTCTTCGGGCTGAGGCCCGTGACGATGCTGGCGGGAGCGAACAGCATTCCTCCCGCTGATTATTGGGTCGCGCACGGATACACGCAGCGCACGAGCGGAGGGTCCAGTATCGGCGGGTATGGCGCAGCGATGTTCCTGAGCGCGCTCGGCTCCAATGCTGCCGGTCTGAATGTGCCGTTCGGCACGAACATCCAGGTCATGCCGGGGCGGTTCATGGGCCAGTTCACCACGACCTCGAACGGCACGACCACGAACGTGATGGTCGTCCCGGCCAGCATCCATACCAGCGCGATCACGACCAACCTCGGAACCGTCGCATGGATCATTCCGAACTTCTGGCTCCTCAGCACCTGATGAGCGACCAGCCGATCATCCACCTCGCCTATGACCCGGGCGCCCATAACGGCGACCTTGCAAAGACGCAGAAGCGTCTCTCGCGGCAGCGTGGCTACGCGAACCTGTCGACCGTGATCGTCGCACCCGTGACCGGGCCCGTCCAGCCGCGCATCGTGGAGACGTGGTGGAGCTTGTTGACGCCGATGAACCAGCCGGCGTACCGGATGCTGGTGGAGCGAGCCGAAGTCGGCTCTGCGTATGAGGCTGCGCTCGACGTGATCTTCGGCAGCCAGCTCAACGAGTGGTCGTACCTGCTCACCCTCGAGCATGACAACCTGGTGCCGGTGGATGCGCTGATCAAACTCGTCGAGGCGATCGAGAAGGGCCCGTACGACGCGGTCGGGAGTCTCTACTTCACGAAGGGTGAAGCGGGGGCTCCGATGATCTACGGCGATCCGGCACGCGTTCCGATCAGTTTCGAGCCGCAGCAGATCCATCCCGATCAGCACGGCCTGCAGGAGACGAACGGGATCGGGATGGGTTGCTCACTATTCCGCATCTCGGCGTTGAAGCGACTCCAGCGGCCGATCTTCCAGACCCTCACCGGCAGTGAAGGCAAGGGCCTGATGACGCAGGATCTCTATGCGTGCAAGGCGATGCGTGAAGCAGGGATGCGGATTGCCGTCGACACCAACGTCCGCGTCGGACACCTCGACTTCGCGACCGGAATCGCCTGGTGACCACTCGAGCGCGGAAGAAGCCGGTCGTTTCGACGCTCGCCGACCAGGGCCACCTCCTGAAGCTCGACCTCGGGTGTGGACAACGGAAACGTGATGGGTATCACGGCGTCGACAACGCTCCAGGCGCGGATGCTGATACGCGGTTCGACTTGTTCTCGGGCGAGCCGTGGCCGTTCAAGGACGACTCGGTCAGCCATGTGCATGCGAGTCATCTCGTTGAGCATATTCCGCACTACATGCCGGCGTACCAGGGCCGCGACGGGTTCTTCGTGTTCTTCGACGAGGTCCACCGCATCTGCGCGGACGGCGCGGAAGTCACGCTGGAGCATCCGTACGCGATCAACGAACGCGCATTCTGGGATCCGACGCATACCCGGTACATCCACGAAACAACCTGGTTCTACCTCGACGCCGGATGGCGGAAACTGCAGGGACTCGACCATTACCCGGTCAGGTGTGATTTCAAGATCGCGAACATCGTGAGCGGCATCAGCGCGGTGTTCGAGCATCGCACGGATGAGGTGAAGGCGTTCGCGAAGCAGCACTACTGGAACGCGATCGGTGACTTGTCCGTCACGTTGACTGCGTCGAAGCCGGGTGGGAGCGCTGATGGTTGAGCCTGCTGCTGCTGTACCGGCCTCGCGTCAAGGTACGCGTCACGGTGACGGGTGGCGGGGCTTGGTTCCCGCTCACCGACCGCCAGGTTCGCGAGCATCGGCAACGCCATGAGCATCATCCCCCCCGCCAACCTGAGAAGAAGCGGCTCCCTGCGAAGCCTCCCGTCGAAACGCCTGTGCCCGTCGTGCTGGCGGAGGATGAGGCGTTGATGCTGGTCATGTTTGGACTGCTCTAGCCATGCCGACTCTGGCCGTCAGCAATGGCTTGCATGGGCAGGCCGCGCCAACCACACCTCCCCTCGTGGAGCGGGCGGCGCGGCACAACCCACCATCGCTTGGCCTCCGAAAACGCCCAAGGCGATCAGTGATCCTTGGCCGTGGGACATGCTGCGATGAATGACGATCTGCAGCTGCTGATCAGCCGGCTCGACATGCTGCCGGAATGGCACGCCCTCGAACAGCACCTGGAAGCGAAACGCGGCACCCTGATCCGGCAATTGATCCATGGCGATTTGTCGTGGGATGCGTATCTGCGCGTGTCAAGCGAGATTCGCGGCCTCGAGACGATCCTGATCGCACCATCCACCCCGACGCCGAAGCGGCCAGTTTCGGTGACCGGCCGACACTAGGAGCCAGAAGTGTCCGATATCGCCGACCAGTTCCCCGAAGGAACCTTCAGGGACCCCGACACGGACGAAGAGGACGTCGCCGAAGAGGAGGAGGCGCCTGATACCGCCGACGTCGGTGATGAGGGTGTTGATGATGGTGAGGAGGGGGATGGTGCGGCTGCTGAGGCGCCGCTGATCTTCGGGAAGTACAAGACGATCGAGGATGCCGAGAAGGCGCACAAGGAGCTCGAACGCCAGTTCCACGAATCCCGCCAGCAGCCACCCGAACCAGACGAAGAGGAAGCTCCGCAGGATGAGGATCCGTTCGGCGTCTGGGGATCCGTGCTCGGCGCCGATGACGCACAGCCACTGGCGGAGATCATCATCCAGGAGCCCGCCCGGGCGCAGGAGGTGATCGAGTGGGTGACCGAGAACCAGCACGAGTTCGGGTATCGCGGACCCCAGGTCGTCTCGCAGCTGTTCGCGTTATGGCAGGCACAGGATCCCGTCGCAGCCACCGATTGGCGCGTTGAGACGATCATCGCCGCCAGGGCGGAGGAGATGGAAGCGTCGTATGCGCAGCACCTCGAGCCACTCCAGTCGGCGCATACGCAGCAGATGGTGCAAGCCACCATCGCCAGGTTCGCGAACGAGTATCCGAACGCGACCGAGTACCTGCCGAAGGTGATGGAGCGACTCCAGACACCCGACGTGCAGAACGTGATCGCGCAGGACCCGGCGTACCAGACGGATCCAGAGAAGATGTTCGGCCTCCTGCAGGCAGCGATGAGCCAGATCGCTTTGGAGGAGTGGCAAACCAACATGCGGCTCGCAGCCAATGACGCCGGCCAGGCGTCGGAGACACCTGCGAAGAAGCCGCGCACCCAGGCGCGATCAAGCGTCGCGAAGCCGCCTCCCGACGAGACGGTCGACATGTTCCCCGCCGGCACGTTCCGCGCGGGCTAGGACACCTCGCAAGGCCAGCTCGAGCCCTAGCAACGAACGCCATCACCCACACGAATCCCAGAAAGGCTTACGGAACCACCTGATGGCAACCATTGCTACCGGAGTCGTGTCCGACAACACGATTACCGCGAACCAGCGCGTGATCGACATGAGCGACTACATCAACCTGCTCGAGGATGACGCCGCTCCGTTCACCCGCTTCCTGAACCGCGTCAACAAGCAGACGTGCTTCAGCCAGAAGAAGGAGTGGCTCAGCGACGAGCTGATCCCGCGCCTCACCGCGCTCGCCGCGACCGCCGCGTCGGCGGACACCACGATCGGTCTGACTGCCGGTACCGGCCAGTATTTCCGGGTCGGCGATGTGCTGCGGATCGCGACGACCGGAGAGAACGTCGCGGTCACCGCGATGGCGACGGACACCGCCGGCGTGACACGTTCCCTCGGCGGCGTCAACGCCGCGACGGCCGCGTCGGGTGTTGATGTCGTGTATATCGGCAACGCTGCGCTTGAGGGTGCCACGATCGGCACGCTGAAGCAGACGAAGCTGACCGCGAACTTCAACTACACCCAGATCCAGCGGCACCCGTTCGGCGCCACCAACACCCTCGCAGCCTCGCAGCTGTACGGCGGGCCGGACATGAAGCGGGAGCGGAAGAAGAAGCTGCTCGAGCACCTGATCGCGTGGGAGCACACGTTCTTCTGGGGCCAGCGTGACCTGTTCACCGGCGGCACCCAGCCGCAGGGGTTCGCCGGCGGCCTGACCGACTTCATCGTCACCAACATCACGTCGGCCGGATCGAACGCGCTCACCCAGACCGCGTTCGAGACGTTCCTGCGCACCGGGTTCCGGTTCGGATCGAGGAACAAGGTGCTGTTCTGCAGTCCGCTGATCATGAGCGGCCTCTCGTCGTTCCCGATGGGCAAGCTCGCACCACCCAATCCGGACATCTCCAAGTGGGGCGTCCACGTCCAGCAGTACCAGAGTGGTGCCGGCGACGTCGTCGATGTCGTGAACATGCGGGAATGGGCCGACTACTCGACCAACCTCACCCAGTTCGGCGGGTGGGCGTTCCTGGTCGACATGACCGACGTGTACATGTGCACACTCGAGGGGAACGGCATCTCGCGCGACACGAAGCTGTACGAGAACCGGCAGGCACCCGACGAGGACAGCGTGAAAAGCGAATACCTGACGGAGGCGACGCTGCTCGTCGGCAACGAGAAGAACCACGCCATCCTGAAGGCCGTGACGGCGTATAGCTGATCGGCTC